AGGACAGGGCCTCGGCATCCTCGCCGTCCTTGGCCTCGACGAGAGCGGCCTTAGCCGCCTCGAGGCGCTCGTTGATGGTGGGCATAGTGCCTCCTTACTGATTGGTCAACAGTGCTATGGCCTCGTCCTTGAGCGCGTCGAGCGCTTCCTTGGCCGTCGAATCCTCGCCCTTGGCCCCTGCGGGCTCCTCGGGCTTGTCCTCGGGCTGGTCTGGCTCGTCCTGCTCGTCGCCGATGAGCGACTGGACGGTGGCTGCGATGGTGTTGGCGAGGTCGAGCACGCGGCGCAGCTCGTCCTCATCTGCCTTGGAGTTGCGGCGCCCTGCCTTGACGCGGGGCACGATGTCGACGTAGACCTCGCCGATGCACTTGGGGTCGCTCTTGACCTCGGTGACCTCGGCGTGCTGGTTTGCGGGAATCTGGACTAGGCTGACCTCGAAGAGGTCGAGCTTGCGCAGCTCGTAGGCCTCGATGCCGCTCTCAAGCTCCACGGTGCCGGCGTCGAGCACCTGATAGGCGAAGCTGAACTGGTAGAGCCTGCCCTGCTGCACCAGCTTGCGCACGTACTGCGCCTTGGGGTTGTCTGCATCGAACTCGCAGCGAACGAACAGGCCACGCTCGTCCTCGTAGGCTTCCACGACCTTGCCGATGTTGTACTCGGGGTCTTCGGTGGAGTGGCCGTAGAGCAGAGGTATTGGCTTGCCGGTCTCGCGCCAGCGGGCCAGCGTGTCGGCGAATGCGCCGGGGGCGATGACGTCGCCGTAGGAGTCGGGCTCGCGGTCGAACGTCGAGGCGTACCCCTCGACGATGCCGTCTGCCGGCATCTGGGCCTCGCCAGCTGCCATCTTGTACTTGGGCATGTTGTTGCCTTTCTCTAGGGGATTTCGATGTCGACTGCGCACTGGCATCCAGCGACCTCGTCGACGTCAAGCGCGTCGGCATCGCCCGGCCACATCGCGCCGTTGCTGAATGGCTCGGAGTAGGGCACGGTCTCGCCGTTCATCGCCGCGTGGCTCGGTCGAGGGTTGCCGCTTGTGACCACCCACGTCTTGGTCGCGCCTCGTCTCGGCGAGGTCTGTCGCACTGCCTCGAGCGCAGACCAGCCTGCGACTGCGACTGCCAGTGCGCCGCCACCGGAGATGGCACGGGTCGACGCCGCGTCATCGAAGACGTCGCGGGGCGTGCGTGCATCGTCCTCGGTCTCGCTGCCCTCGCCCTCGAGCACCTCGACCAGCTCGCGCATCGTGGTGGCGTTGACCCACTGGGCACGTCGCTGGCACATCGCTCTCAGGTAGGCGTAGGTGCGCCTCGCGCTGTACTTGCTCTCGTCGGCGCCGAGGTCGGAGATGGCACGCATCGCAGCGGCCTCGCTCTGCCTCGTCACGACCGACATAAGGTCATCGGTCAGCTCCCTATCCCATCGCTCGGAGTCCCACCACGCGGGGTCGCCCTCTGCCTTGAGGCCCTTGGATGCGCCGATCTTCGGCAGCACCGACTTGGCCTGCCGCTCGAAGAACGCGGCCAGCACGTCGGCGACCTCGCGCTGCTCCTCGTCGGTGGCGAGCGCCTTGTGGCGCAGGGGCTCGTGGCCCTTGCACTCGGCGCAGCCGCACGACTTGGCGGGGGCGGGCAGCGAGTAGCGGTCGATGGTGGGGTCTGTGTCGCGGGGAGACGCGAGCCCGCCCTCGATGACGTTGAGCGGGACGATTAGCTCGTCGGCGCCCTCGATTTTGGGCAGGTTGAACATCGCGCGGGCCTCGTCGCGCGTCATCCACGGGCCACCGACTGCCGACTGGATGACTGCCGCACGCTCTTCGAAGCTGCCTTGCAGCTTGACGCTCAGGTCGTACTCGAGGTAGTGGCCCTCGGGCTCGCCGATGCGCGGCAGCAGCACCGAGTTGAGGCGGTCGGTGACCTGCATGAGCGTGGGGGCCAGCGTGTCGTTGTAGAGCGCACGCGCGTTTTCCTTGGCGCTGGCGTAGGTCTGGCCCGAGCCCGGCCACACGAGCGCGGGGTTGACGTGGTAGACGGCTGCGACATCCTCGCGCCCGAGGCGCTTGGCCTCGCTCCACTCGGCATCATGCGCCGAGAACGGGACGTTGCGGATTTCCATGCCGTCCTCGAGGATTGGCATCTTGCCGCCCTGGGTGGCGCTGCGCCCGCCCCATGACTCGTCCCACGACTGACGGAATCGCTCGAACGCCTCGTCCGTCCACTCCTCGACGTCGGCGGGCCTGCGGATGTAGGCGTTGAACCTGCCGCCGTTGCGCCACATCTGCCGCCTGAAGGAGTTGCTCTCGACCTGCTCGTGGAGCACGTCGGCGAGGGCCTCGACTGGGCTGCACTGCCGCGTGACGTCATCGGGGCTGTAGCCATGGAAGTAAATGAACCTGTCGGCTGGGAGCGCCACCTTTCGCCCGTTGTCGCTCTGGATGTACAGCGCCTCCGGTGCGAACGGGTTTGAGCCCTCATACCCAACCACCCAACGCGCCGGCACCGGCTGGAGCCTCCAGCCGCTGTCGGAGTTGGCGTCAGGCGCGATGATCGAGACGTGGCGGTCGTAGAGGTAGAGGTCGCCGTAGATGCGCCGCTTCAGCTCGTAGGCCGTCATGTCGGGGTTGGGATGGCGCAGCAGCAGCGCGGCAGGCGAGTCGGTGACGCGCTGGCGGTCTGTGTCGCTCACGCGCTCGTAGACCTTGATGGGCACCTGCGCGGCGTTGTCGGTCAGGTAGGAGACCACTGCCCGCAGGTTGGGCTGCGTGCGGTACAGCTCGGCGATGCCCATGTCGGCCACCGAGACGTAAGGCCCCATGCTGACCTGATAGGTGAGCCTTGGCCGCAGCATCGCACGCAGCGTGTCGAAGACGCTCAAGTTTTGCTCCCCTCGTCGGGGTTGTCATGACTAGACCATCCGCACCCCACGGGATGCGTAGGCCGTTGGCACTCTCTTGGCCTCGTCCTTGGCTGGCACCCTGGTCTCGAGGCCGTGGGCGAGCGTGAGCGCGATGAGAGGCGAGACGTCCTCCCTGCTCTTGGCCCTGTCCCACGCCCACGCGCCGTCGCCGACTGGGCGAGTTGTCGCAACGTTGGCGGCGAGGTCGAGCACCGGCTGTGGTCGGTGCATCAGCCTCGTGGCGTCGCTCTTGGCGTCGGGCTCCGATGCCGCCACGGCATCCCATAGCCTGCCGCACCACGCGCCGAGGTCGCGGCCCACGCACTCGACCACCTCGACGCCGTCGATGGCGTTGACCAGCTCGATGATTGCGGAGGAGGGAGCGCCCCTGCCCTGCATGGCCACGCGGATGGGCTCGGGCCAGCCTGCCCGGCCCACGCGGTCGCGCAGCCAGTCGACCACCCAGCCGATGCCGTGGTCATAGGCGATGACCTCGCCGTGCAGCAGGCCGTCCGAGCGCCTGCCGCAGACAGCGATGGCGCTGTGCTGCCGGTCTGCGCTCACGTCGAGGCCCACCGAGAACGGCACGCCATCGGGGATGGACGATGCCCTGTCGGTGCCGCCCTGCCACGCACCATCGGGGAACGGTGGCTGGATGGTGGCCTCGACCCACTGGCAGAGGCATTCCGTCCTGAAGACGTCGGCGGGGTCGGTCGAGAACGCGCTGCGAAGGGCTCGCATGGTCACGGTGTGGCCGAGCGAGGGATTCGCAGCGGCCCATGCGTCGACGTCGGCGGGGTCAGCGGTCGGTGGTGCCGACCACTCGAACCAGCCGAGCGCCGAGTCATCGTCATCATCATCGTCGGGCCTGTCGACGCCAGCGCCGAGGGCCTTGACGATGCCGTCTGGGTCGCCGAGCATCGCGTGAGCCTGTAGGCGCAGGTGCCGCAGAACGACTGAGGTGCCGTCGCCAGCGTTGCTCATGCACCAAACGAGGGCGTTGGAGCGTGCGATGACGGTCTTGGTCAGTGCGCCCCACGCCTCCCAGTCGCGGTGCTCGCGCAGCTCGTCCATGAGGACGAGGTCTGCGCTCTTGCCTCGGCCAGCCTTGCGCGTCGATGCCCGCACGCGGTAGTCGCGCCCGCCAGTCAGTTGCAGGCGCTTGGCGCCGTTTGTGCGCCAGACATGCTCGACCTCGGCCTTGAGGTCGGGGTCATCCATGACCATGTCGACGAGCGCAGACCATGTGTCCTCGGCCTGCTCGAGGTCTTGTGCCGTGCCGATGATGAGCCCCACGCCGAGCAGGTAGAGGAACGCTGCGGCGATGACCTTGCCAAGGAACGTCTTGCCCTGCTGTCTGGCTACCTCGACCACGACCGTGCGGAAGCGGAAATTCCACTCGCCGTCCAGGTCGCCCTCGACCTCGAGCGCGTGAATCAGCAGCCATTTCTGCCATGGCAGCAACTCGAGGCAGAGCACCTTCTCGGCGAACTCGATCACGTCGAATCCGAATGACGTGCTTGGCGTTAACTCGCGCAGTGGAGGCGTGAAGATGCGGGGCTCGACGTGGCCGGTGACGTTAGCCCGCCCTGCGGCCATAGCGCTTGCCCCTCATCTCGTCGAGCTTGGTGACCGGCTTTGGCTTCTCGGCCTTCGCCGGCTTTGCCTCGGGAGGCACCACGATGCCGAGGGCTCCCATGTACTTGAGCAAGGTCGGCAGCGTGACGTTGTCGTTGTCCGACATGACGTCGGCCTTTCGGGCCAGCAGACGCACTGCCTCGAGAGGCGCAGAATGCAGCTTGGGGTCGACGATTCCCCGCTTGATGGCCTCGTCGATGGTCTCTTCGATGGCATCTCGCATCAACATGGCGACCCCTGTTCGGATGTTGCGGAGGGAAAGGAGGCTTCACACGGCCGACTCTCCGGCCAGTTTTCAACATTCCAAGATTTCGACACCCCTCCCGGCTGTCGAAAACTCCCCGATTGTTGAAAACTCACCAATCACGAGACCGATGCCCGAGGTTGGTGAGCCCGGCCCTCGCGCCCTTCTCGCGGTTGCAGACCTTGTGGCTGGCCTGTATGTTCGCCATGTCCAGTGCCAGCTCTGGCCACTTGGAGCGCGGCCTCTTGTGGTCTGGCTCCCACGAGAGTGGTGTGGACGATGGCGCCACCGAGTAGTCGATGGGGCCTCGCTCGCCGTGGCAGATGGCGCACTGGGCGTGGGCGTCTCGATCGCGCCTGAAGCAGCGAGCCCTGACCTTGCGGCCCTTTCGCGTGCTCCACATGTCCTGCGCCATGTGTCACCTCGCTAACAAAAAAGGCCCCCGTCGCCGGGAGCCTCAAAAGTCTCAGAGTAGTCTTACCACAAATGCATCGAACGAAAGGGTACGACAGGGTACTATCCTTCGGCAATCCCCATCCCATCGGCCACTGTGGCGAGCCCATAGGCATCCGCAGTGTTCAGCGCGTCTCGAGCGCAGTTCTTGAGGTGCGATGCCGAGTAGCCCAGCCTATCGCCAACCTGCGCCCAGGTCTCGCCTTGGAGGTAGTGCCACCAGAGGCCCTCGCACCAGAACGTGGGCACCAGCGAGGACAGGCCCTCGCGCCACTCGCTGCCCTCGCCGCCAAAGAGCATCTCGCACGCCGCGACCATGACCTGGTCATCGCGCTGCTTGCGCTGCTCGAGGTCGCGCTCTCGGTCAGCGAGGGCGACCACCCTGCGCTCGAGCGAGTCGTGGCTGTGCGTGCCTGACGTGGCGCCTGCTTGCCCGCCGCAGAGTGATTCTGCCTTGAGCCTGAGCGCTATAACCTGTCGCTCGCAGCGCTCGTAGTCATCTGACGCAGCTCGCGCTGCCCTCATCAGGTCGCGCGCGCTCGTCCATCCGATGTCCAGTATGCGATTCATCGACATCATTCTACCAGCTAGCGCGGCCTGTTTGCGTAGGCCGTGACAATGACAGCCAGACACAACAAGAGAATCGCCACACTCTGGAGCAGGTCGACGAGAGTCTCAGTCGCGGTCATGCGACCACCTTTCTTCCACAGTTTGGGCAGTAGTTGGGCGGGAAGTCTCCGTGGGTGAACGCTGGCTTGTCACATGCTTTGCACCACCAGCACACCCCATCAATATCGTCTGACCAAAGATGTTCCATGTGGCACGTCCCTGTCTCAAGCGTCGCGGCTATGGCCTGCTCTGGGCCAGAGATAACGCCGTACATGGTTAGCCACGGCTCGCCGAACTCAAGATTGAAGTCGGCGCTCCCGTGCTCGTTGAAGTTCCATTTGACGTGCTCAAAGCCTGTTAGCTCCTCTGTGTACGTTTCATACTCCACCCCGCGCTCGTCCAAGAGCGCACGCAGGCGCTCGGTCGCGCTAGTCATGGTCTGACTCCTTCCTCTTGTACTCCGGCAGCATCGTCACGCCGAGCGCGGCCATGCAGAACACCTGCCACCAAGCGCAGCCGTGACAGACCATGTAGGCGCACGCGGCGATGGTCGCGACGCCAATCATCCCGTAGGCGATGCAGAAGCTAGTCATTGTTGGCCCTCCGTTCTCCCCAAGAGCAGAAGCCGTCAGGCTCTACGCCACGGTTGATGAATTCGCACTCGTTTGCCCCCGGCCATGCGGGGCTGTCAGTGTAGTAAACGCAATCCCCGCACCGCACGATTTCCTCGCCCGTGAGCCAGTGCCCCTCGTGACCGTCCGTGCCGTAGACGTATTCAGCCATCGTCCATCACCCCCAGTTCGCGCATGTCGTATTCGAAATCGCACGCAACATCTGCGTAGTCGCACAAGACGCAGACGTTGTGCCGCGTGCATTCGTACAGATGCCGCACCAACTCCCGCAGCTTTGCGTTTTTCCATGCGAGTTCGTCGCACGGCAGCTTCTTCCCGTTCTGCCTTGCGACAATCTCGCTATCCAGCACCGGGCATCCGGTCATCATCACTCGAACACCCCCAGACTATTCATTCGGTCGAACAGGTCGCACGTTCCGTCCTGCTCGAAGTCGCAAGCGATGCAATCGCGCTCGTCGGCCGGACAACCTCGCCACATGTCCCGAACCAACCTTCGAAGCTTGTCGTTCTCGGTCTTGATAGCCGCCGTTTTGTCGCGAAGCATCTGCAACTCTCCGTCGGTGAAGTAGTGCGCGTTCCACTCGACGCGAACCGATAGCCCGTCATCGTCAATGGTCACGGTGTAAGGGTCGGGAATGTTCATGCGTCCACCCCCTCGGCCAGCCGCAGCTTGGCGGCGTACTCGGCGATTACCTCCAACGGAGCAGGCATGTCATGCGCTACGTCA